GATCAAACAGGTGCTTGTGCCCCTCGTTGACGTCACCTGCGTTTTCAAAAGTCATCAGCTTGATCCAGAGGTTGCTGATCAGGCTCAGCTGAGATTTAGGTGGGGATTTAGGGCTGGCCATTGGTGTCTCCTTCTGTTGTCATCGGAATGGCTGGATAGGTAATGACCGGTACGATGAGACCGTCAATGGATTTAAAACTAATCATTTCCATGGTGACGTCATCGGGAAGTTCGGCATTTGGAAAGCTCGTCTCAAATTCCAGCGGCGGACATTGCTCCTGCGGGACCAGTCGAACATCACCCTGAGCAAAATTGAAATACAGTCGTTGCATACAGGCTCCTCAAACGAACTGCTGAAAAGTGGCTGTGAAAGAATTCACGTAGAGACTGTCACCACCCGATCCGTTGAGAATCGAGCCGTACAGATCAAAAGTTGAAGTACTGTTCGGCGCCACTGTGAAGCTTCCAAAGTCCACAGTCCGGGTAATCCGGCCTGAATAGGAACCGTAGGTACCCACTGTCACACCATCCCTTCGGATCTGGAACGCATAGGTGTCATCGTTTGCACAGTTGATGACTCCCGTTAAATTGATTTGCATCGATTTACTGGAGCTGTAGTTCCAGATGGTGAGCCGGCAATTGCCTACGTTGATGACCACCAGACTCTTGCCCGAGCCAGATGTGTAAAACATGTTGGTGTAATAGGTACCCCGCGACCACTGATTGCCGTAATAACTCGACCAGATCAGGTAATTGGTGGCACCCACCGATTTGCTGGCATTGGATGCCAAAGAACCAAAGGTCTGAAACAAACTGAAGCTTTGCTTGACGTATTCGTCAGTGGCGAAGGTGTTGGTCACCATACGCCCCACTGTGCGCCAAGCAGCCCCCGTGCAGCAAAGGACAAAGGACTCACCAGGGGCGCAGCTGATCGTCGCCTGACCATCGATCAGTTCGGATCCACTGGGGTCAATGGTGATGGTGCCACTGCCTGAGTTTCGAACCGCAACGGTAAATCCTGCGCCCAAGCTTGATGCAGCAGAGAGCGATAAGGTGAACGCGCCGGAGCAATCAATCAGCCGACCACGGTCTTGTGAAATAAGTGTGTAAGCTGCCGTTTTGCTGGCATAACCAGCGCCCAATGCACCAACGGTTGCCAGCGCTGTTGAAACTGAACCGTCGGCTCCCAACAAGGAGGCCAGAAACTCTCGTTGATCGGTGACGGCTTGCTTGAATTGGGCTTCGGTAACGGTGGAGCCGGTAAAAGAAGAACTGGCAGGTAAAGCTGGCATTTATTGCCTCCACATAAGGGTGTTGACGTTATTGCTCCACATCGGGGTATCAGGCCCTAAAGGAGACCGGGCTTCGAGCATCAACATCGTCTCGACCCCGTTGAGGTTTTGTTTGAGGAACAAGCGACCGTCGTAGGTATTGACGGCCAGCTCGCCCAGTTGCAATTGCGCCGTGGTCGGCACTCGGCCAGACGCAGCGGTTTGTTTGACCTTGATGGTTTGCGGCATCGCCCTGCCCCGTCAGAAACTGCCGCCATCGATCACTGCGCTGGTCGACAGTGCATCCGTGATACCAAAGCCTGCCAAGGTGGTCGGTTTGCCCGTCACGCTGCTCCAGGCCGGGGTGTTGGTCGTGGTGCCAGCAACGGTGAGTCGGCCCTTGGCGTCCACCGTGAAGGTCGGAATCAAGGCGCCAGCGCCGTAACTGGCCGCCGTCACACCCGTGCTGGCCAAGGTGGCAGAACCCGTGACGTTGGCCGAGCCATCAAAGGCGGCGGACGTCCAACTCACATCCCCCGTCATGGCGATGGTTCGAGCCGTCAAGAGCTTGGTGGCCGTGCCGGCATTGCCAGAGATGGTGCTGATGGTCACGGCACCCGTGGCGCCGTTGACGCTGGAGACTGCGTCGGTGTTGTCGATCTTGTCCCAGGCCGTGCCATTGCTAACGATCCAGTCACCCACCCGCCAGTCGGTGATGCCGCTGACGTTAGTGGCACCTGCCGTGGCGACCTTGTAATAGAAGCCCTTGTTGCTGCTGGTAGCGGTCGGGATGGTGGGCGTGTTGGTGCTGGCGTTCCAGGTACCCTGGTAGTTCATGCCGCCAATAGCGACCGCCGGCAACTGCGAGGTCGGAACTTTGCCGTCAGCGCCCAAGCCCGCCACACCGTTGGCCGCCCCAATGGCCGTGGTGGCGATGGCACCGATCGCTGCTGGTGTGGGCAAGGCATGAACGTGGTCCGCGCGTGCGGCGGTGGCGGCGGTACCGACCGAGGCGCTAGCTGCCAGGGCACTGGGCGCAGCAGTGGTCAGACCCAGCGCATCGGTAATGCCATAGCCAGACAGCGTGGTCGGCTTGCCGGTGATGGAGGTCCAGGCCGGCGTGATCGACACATTGGCCGCCGCCGTCAAACGCCCCTTGGCATCGACCGTGAACTGGCCCACCTGGGTGGCGCTGCCATAGCTGCCGGCGGTGACACCGGTCGCAGGCAAGGCCACTGCCACACCAGCGGACACGGTTCCGGTGCCAGACACGTCCCCGGTAATGGCCAGGCTGTCTGCCTTCCTGGCAAAGGTGCCTGCACCGGCAATGGCCGTGATGGCGTTGCCACTCTCACCAATGAAGAGGTTCTTGGACGTTTCCGACCAGGCCAATTCACCTGCCGCAAGCGAAGGCGGCGTGGCGGTGGTGGTCGAGCGTTTGATCTGGATGGTTTGGGGCATGATAGTGCTCCTTGAAGTTCAAAATGGCTGGGTCAGAAGTAGCCGGCGTCGATGACGGCGTCAGGATCGAGCACGCCTTGATCGCCTTTGTCACCCTTGGGGCCGGTGGGCCCCGGCACACCGATGTTCGTGAGCACCGTGCGCAAGCCTTGCGGCTGCACGCGCACGGTTTGGGTATCGGTCTGCACCGTGACGCCTGGCTGGCGCGGCGTGGTGATGAAGATGCGGATGGCCATGGGTCACTGCTGTTCAATCGCGCGTGATCCGCATGGACACCAGCACACTGCCCTTGATCAGTTGGGTGCGAATCCCTGCCGGACTGGTCATGAACAGGTCGTACACGCAGGCGCGCACTGGCAGGGCACTGGTGACGGACGCGGGCAAGGTGATGGCCACCGTACCACTGGCCAGCCGACTTTCATCAAAGCCAAAGCTCGCCAGCACCGTTGGGTCTTCTGGCGTGGCGCGGATCTGGCCTTCAAAGACATAGCCTGTCAGGTCCATCACTGCGCCGCCCTCATCGAGGGTGAGTGCCGTGTAGAAGGTTTCCCCTTGGGTCAGCTGGATGTCGTACTTCGGGGCGCTCATCGTTGCTCCTTTTTTGAGTTTTGGTGATCGGTCAATAGCGCCACATCGGTGACGCGGCATCGGTCTGCCACATCAGCTGGGCGTCACTGACCCACATGTAGTCGGCACTGCTGCCGTAGAAGAGCGCGACCCACGGCCCTGCGGTCATGCCCACGCCACGCACCCGGATCAGGGTTTGTGCGCCATAGAGCGCCGTGACTGCGAAGTTGTTGGCGCTGGTTTCCCCCACCCGCGTCCAGACCAGGTTGGCGGCATACGGGTTGCTGCCCGCTGCCATCTCGATCTGGTAGGTTTCGGCCCCGGGCGCTGGCGTCCAAGTGAGCAAAGCCTTGCTGTTGTCGGTCGTGGAAGATCGCAGGGTCAGGTCGGCGATCAGCGGTGTGGTGTAGAGCGTGGTCAACTGGCTGGTCACCACCGCCGGGGCCGTGACACCCTGATCGGCACTGTGCACCGACGGGTCTTCGTTGATGGCCTCGATCTCGACCTGGTGCAGACCTCGTGGGCGCACCGCGATGACCTTAGCCATCTGCCGCCAGGTCTCACCCCAACCGAAGGCGATGTGGGTGCGCTCGTAGTCGGCACCCGCGTACGGCACCAGCGTGGGTGCTACCGCGAACACCAGTTCGTTGTCGGTCGCACCCCGTGTCACTGCATACGGCCCATCCACCCCACCCGCCCTAGTGCGCAGGCCCACATAGTGGGTGCCCGTGCTCCAGGTCATGGGTTCCGAGACCGTCAGTGTCCGACTCGCCGCATTCCACGCCGTGCATTCGGCAAACTGGCCCCAGGCGGGCATGTCGTGCTGGATGGCGATCAGGTCACCAAACGCCGGGATAAAACCTTCCATCTCAGTGGTGAACTTCACTAGGCGACGGCAGTAGCGGTTGCTGGCGGCTTGGTACAGCCCCTCCCGATACGCCTGCTGGCGACTGGTCACCCCGAAGAGCTCGATCCGGGCGGGTTTGGCGGCTGTGCTGCCAGTGAGTTTGGCCGTCACACGGCGTGTGGCCCAGACTTCGGCGTCCCAGTACGAGACTTCCACCGCATCGGCCATATCGTCCGACGGTAGCAGGTACTCGACATTGAAACTGCCACGCACGATGTTGCGCATGGAGAACATGGCCACCGGCAAGGTCTGCGCACCGTCACGGGCAAAGCGGATGATGCCGCCGAGCATGTAGGGCTTGGCACGACCGGCTTGAGCGATCTTGGTGATCGCCTCCCAGAAGTTCAGCGCCGAATCGAACCGGGCGTTGAACTCATCGCCCCTGCTGGCCCAAAGCGCATCCAGCGCTTTCAGCCCGGCCAGGTCCAACCGCGCATCGGGCAACTTGGCCCCATAGGTGGTGTTGCGGCATGCATCGGCCAGCGCCCAGGCAATGCTGCGTGTGGCCACGGGCGATGACCAACTGCTGCCATTCCACACCGGCAGCTTGCGGGTGCAGACCACGTTGATCTTGCGCGAAGCCTGAGCCGAGAGGTTGTTGGACGCGCGCATGCGCATCGCAATCAAGGTCACGTTACCAAAGGTCCGCGTCTCGGGCAGGTAGGCCCGCAGGCCACCCCAGAGGATTTCATGACCAAACCGCGTGTCGGTCTGCTTGGCATCCAGGCGTCGCACACGCACTTCGTAGCGGCCACCGGTGACCGTGAAGCGCTCGGAGTTGCGCTGGGGCGTGGTGGTCTTGGCGGTATAGGTTTTGTTGCCCAGCAACACCCAGTTGCCCGTGGCCACCCCTTGATCGTTCAAGGTGCGGGCCTCGATGGCCACCGACAGGCTCAATTCCGTCAGGCTGCCGTCGTTCTGTGCCTCGTACAGACCGCGCGAGAGCACGAAGTCCAGGCCCAGGGTGTTGGCCTGCGTGCCTGCAGCGTTGGCCACAAAGCCACCAACGTAGTGCTGCAGCGTCACGTTGCCGCTGGTGGTCAGACTGCCGGCCGCTGTCACCGTGAAGGTGTTAGCCGTGGGCACTGACGCAATGGTGTACGCGCCATCGGCTGCCGTCCCTGAAGTGAAGTCCAGATACAGCACCCGGCCCACAGCATAACCATGGGCAGCCAAGGTGACCGTGATCGTCGTGCCGGACTGGGTGTAGGTGGCGGCGATGCTGCCAGCCAGCTCCTGGCCAGAGACTTCTACCGAACTGACTACATTGGTCGGGAACTTGGTGATCGCGCCACCGGGTGGAATTACCTCATAGTCGATCTCGGCAAAGTTCGCGACCGGCGTGTCCTCGATGCGAAGCGCTTCGATCTCGTACTCCCCCATACCCAGGCACAGCAACTGGTACAGATACTGCTCGTTGCCCGCGTATTCCACATAGGGCTGGGCGGCGAAGTCTGGGTAGGCACAAAGACGTCCGTACTGCACCGGGATGGCTTGGTCCAGCCGGGCCATGTTGCCCTGCGCTTGCAGGTTGTAAGTGGGCGACGGGGCCGCCAGGCTCGCCGCCTGTTGCGCCGTGGTGGGCTTGGGTGGCGGGATCACCGCATTGACCAAGGCCATGCCCGCCATGGTGATGCCGGCAGTGGCCACCGAGACGAAGGCGTCGAAGGCCGCCACCGAGCCGATGCTGCCCGCAGACACCCCCGCCCAGGCCAGGTTGCTGGCCAGCATCGGCGCGTAAACCATCACCGCCAGCATCAGCACCATACGCAGTGGGTTTGACCCACCACCGCCACCACCTTGCGGCAGCACGATGATGGCGATCAGATCCCCGCAACGAACCGGCTGGTCCCACATGGCCCGCAATTGCGCTTCGCCGTTTCGCAGTACCAGGATGGGCTGATCCATCTCAGGCACCAACGCACGCAGGGGCACCGGCCCCGGGATAGCCGTGATCTGGCGGTCCTGGTGCGGATGGAACGGATTGCGGACGGTGATGCTGCGGGCGAACGGCTGGTTGGGTGAAATCAGCGCCGTCGATGCCATGACAGCACCCTCAAGCCCACGCTGGGCAATGCAGCCTCCGGGGTAAAGACCACACCGGCGGTTTCCAGGGAATGCAGCACACCACCCCCATCGGCCTCCAGGTAGATGCCAATGTGGCTCGGGCGTTCGGATTTGCCCATCAGGCAGGCATCGCCTTCACGTGGCTCGCTCACGCTGTGCCAATGGCCGTATTCCGGATGATCGTCAAAGGCACGCAGCGAGGCCAAGCGACTGTCCGCATCGACATCGACAGCCGCCACGTCCCAGCCAAATCGTTCACGCCAGACACGACGGGCAAACGACCAGCAGTCACTGCTGCCCGCCACCCACGGCAGGCCGATGTACTGGTTGGCCCAGTGTTGAGTGGAAGGGTTCATTGCGCAATCAGTCCAGGAAATACTTCGGCCGTGTAATCCAGGCCAGGAAACCGCCGGTTGGCGAGGTTCGGAAACCCACAGGTGGCACGCACCCGAAACACCGTGGCGGAAATCGACATCACAGTGAGCGTGAGCGGTGGGTTGTTCTGCGGTGCCGTGAGATCTGAGGACAGGAATGCCCGGTAGGTCACGGTGATCAACTCACTACTCCCCATCGATACTTCCACGTTGGCCAGGATGTCGCGGCTCACGTTGTCGATTTCGATCACACATTGCGGCACGGCGGTGTGCGTGACCTCGGGCGGCACCACATCGAAGGCGTAGCCCACAAAGGTGACGTACTGACCGGCGTTGCGAGGGGCACTGGACTCCAGCTTGGCTGTGAGATCCACGTGATCGCGCACGACCCGGATCGGCGTGGTGAAGTTCGGATGCCAGATCTCCAGCGTGTGGTGAATCACCAGGTTTGATGGCGCGCTGGCGTAGGCCTCCTTGATCGCCAGGCTCAGGGTGTCATCCGGCATCAACGCACCTCCAGTTTTGCGCTCACCTGCCAACGCGGGCCAGGCTGCATTTCAGATTGCCAGGGGCCGACGAAGCGGGCCTGGACCGAGCGCAGTCCGGCGTCCCCGGTGTTCAGGTCCACCGTGAACCAGCTGGCTCCATTGGCGCAGTCGCCATCGAACCAAGCGCGAAACATCGCCATCTGTGCATCAGTCAAACGCCAGGTGACACTGACTTGATCGTTGCGCGCCGCACTGCGCCGGCGCACACGAGGCGCTCCGGCCTCCATGTCGGTGCGAACGGTGGCATCCACGGGCGCGATCGCATAGCCCGCGACCAAAGGCCGAGGCAATGTTGTGGGCCAGGTGGCCATATTTATCTCCCGATCAGTACGCGCCTGCGACGCGGTTGAGGCCATAGGTGTTGGCCAGCACACCCGGGCCAGGACCGGCTCCGCGCGCCACATCGCCCCAGACCTTGGCCGTGATCTGCTCCACCCAGACGTCGATCACCTGGTTGCCGTTGCTGTCGGTGCGCTGCTGTTGCTGACCGCCTTTGCCAGCGGCCTCGATGACGTTGACAATGACGGTGCTGCCACCGCCATGGACTTTCACGCCCAGATCGCCATCTCGCATGCGGGTGAGCGGCATGATGGCCTCACCTGGACTGCCGGATTTTTCTCCCATGAGGCCGATGCGAGGCACGCTCGCAAAGCCGGCACCCTGGGCAAACGGGAACAGGGTCGGCCGATCGACCACCGTGTTGCGGTAGGCCGATAGGGCTGGGCCTTCGAACACATTGCCTTGGGCCGAAGGAAACAGGCTGCCCCACATCGAGCCCAAATCCAGCCCAGCCATCGCACCATTCATCACATTAGCCAAAGGCAGCGTGATGGCGCGCTGGATTTGGATGCGCACCAAGTCAGAAATGATGGAATCGGCCAGCGATTTGAAGTCCAGCTTGCCGGTCATGACGAACTGGGTCAGTGCCGTCTCCATCCCCTTGAATGCATTGGCCGTGACTTGCTGGGCGCGCTTGGCCGCGTTGGTCGCATCGTCAATGTAGGTTCTGAGTGCCGACTTGGCACCGTATTCAAAGCTGCGCTGGTATTCGCCATTGGCGCGCACCAGGTCTTCCACGATCGGCAGCTGCCGGACCAAAGCGTCGTTGATGGCTGCAATGGTCTGCGCCCGCAGGCCTGGATCATCGATCTGGTGGGCTTCCTTTCGAGCAGCGGCAGCCGCTTTTTCCAGATCGGTGCGGGCTTGCAGGGCAGCTTTTTCTCCATCGGTCATGTCCAGCATCTGGCGCTGCAACTGCAGGGCTTCAATCCGTTGGCGGTTGCTGCCGATCAGGCCTTCGGTGATCTTGCGTGATGCGGCTTCTTCCTTTTCAAACGCATCGAATGCCTTGTCTTTTTCTTTCTGGCGCTCAATCGCTTCGAGCACCTGGATGTACTGCTCGGCTTGGGCAGCCACGCCCTGGTAGCCCTTGGCCTCGATCTGCAGCGCACGGGCACGCAGTTCAGCGGCTTCACCGTCTTGGGTACGGGTCAAGCGTGCGCGCAGTTGGTTCAGGAAGGCTTCGCCTTCGTTGAGTTTCTCGGCAGGCTTGGGTTTTTCGAAGCCGGAGAGATCCAGCGATGGGCGGGGTTTGCGCGGCAGGGTTGGCAGGAACTTGTCGTAGATGGCCTGGACTTCCTTGGCCTGTGCCTCGGTGTCCAGCACGAACTTCTGTCCCATGACGCGCACCGTGCGGCGTTGCTCGTCGAAGAATTTCTGCACCCGGTCCACATAGCCGGGGTTCTGATTGATATTGAAGAGCCGGTCGTTGGCAGCGCGCACATAGTCGTCGCGAGCACCCTGCAACTTGGCAATCTCGGCATCGATGACCTTGGGGTCGTATCCCATGGACTTCATCGATCGCAGCAAATCCGTCTTGAACCAGGTCTCAATGTCTTTGCCCACCACCGACAGGCTGTCAAAGGGCTGGGCGATGACCCGCTTGGCCAGCACGGCCGATTCGGCAATGAAGGCCAGACCCGAGGCGACCGATTCCAGGAATCCGAGCGTAGCTTCCCGGTTAGAAGTGATGCGCTGCAACTCATTGCTGAAACTGCCTGTCTCGCCTTGAGCCAGGATCACCTGCTCAGTGAAGTCGGCCAACACCGGGATGACGGCGGCGCCAATCTGGCGTTGCACGCCTTCGAGCATGGCGCGCAGGCGGTCCAAGTTGTCGTTCAGGAGTTCGGCAGCCTGCGCGGTCTGGCTGTTGATGACAAGCCCAAAGCGTTCGGCCTCTTCCATCAAGGCGGTGATGCCTGCGCGTCCCTGGTTGAGCAGCGGGATCAGGCTCATGCCTTCCTTGCCAAAGAGCTTGATGGCCAGCGCCGCCTTGTCGGCCCCATCGGGCATGTTGGCGAATTTGTCGGCCAGATCCAGCAGGACCTGCTCAGTGGGACGGATTTGACCCGACGCATCCACTGCCGAGACGCCCAGTGCCTTGAGGGCGGCACTGCCCTCTTCGCCCTGGACTTGGGTGTCGAACATGGCCACCGACAGCCGCTGCAGGCCTTTGACCAGGCCCTGCAAGTCGGTGTCGGACATCTGGGCCACATAGGTCAGTGCCGACAGGGCTTCGACCGAAACCCCCGTCTTTTGCGCCAGGTTGGCCAGCTCGTCGGCGGTGTTGGCCACCGGAAGCACCAGCGCCGTGATGCCCACTCCCACGGCAGCGAGTCCAGCACCGGCGATCAGACCGGCGGGACCCAGCTTGCCCAGGACCGAGCCCAAGAGCCCCAGCCGGTCGGTGGCGGCTTGCAGCTGGAACTTGGCGTCGTTGGCTGCAGACGAGAGCAGCTTGAGGCCACTTGTTGCTGGCGTGGACGCTGCCTCGATTTTTTTGAGCGAGCGCTCCCCCTTCTCGCCGATCTCGGACAGCTCGGCCTTGACCTTGCCGCCGTCGACCACGGACAGACGGATGGAGAGGTTGCGTTCAGCCATGGGGAGTTGTGTTCTCTTGAACGTATTGACATCCGCTATACATGCGGCGGATAATTCGTATATCTATTGCATACACAGGAGTGCTTCATGCGTGATGCGGCCATCAATCTAAGAGCCCTGCCCGAACAGCGTCACCTCATCGATCAGGCGGCTTCGGCGTTGGGTAAAAACCGTTCGGACTTCATGCTCGAGGCCGCCTGCGAGCGCGCGCAATCGGTACTGCTGGATCAGGTGTTTTTCCGGCTGGATGCCGACAAGTTCGAGCAGTTCGTTGCACTGCTGGATGCGCCGCCGAAACCCAACCCAGGTCTGGAGCGGTTAATGGCCGTGAAGGCTCCCTGGGACACCATCCCGGCATGAATCAAAAGCTGTCAGCACCGCAGCCCTTGTTGGCTGAGCACCGGTGTGAATCCTTTGCCTGCGGAGAGTCGTCGCTGGATGACTGGCTACGACGACGAGCCCTGCTCAATCAGACCACGGGCGCCAGTCGCACCTTCGTGGTGACCGACGAATCAGGCCAGGTTCTGGCCTACTACGCCTTGGCCGCCGGCGCGGTGTCGCACCAGGAATCGCCGGGAGCCATTCGCCGAAACATGCCCGACCCTGTGCCGGTCATGGTGTTGGCTCGACTGGCCGTTGACCAACGGTTGCAGGGGCAGCAGGTCGGCGGTGCTTTGCTCAAGGATGCCTTGCAACGTGCCATCTCGGTAGCTCAGAACATCGGGGTGCGAGCACTGCTGGTGCATGCACTGAATGACCGCGCCCGTCAGTTCTACGCCCATTACGGTTTCGTGCCGTCGCCGGCCAATCCCATGACACTGATGTTGCCGCTGCACACGAGGGGTACTCATTGAGCACGGACAAACGTCAATTGGCAGACGCATTCCCTGACTTCGTGGTCGCCTACAACGACACGCTGGCGCGGGAAGGTCTCACGCTGTCTGAGTGGCAGACATTCGCCACGGACGACAAGGCAAGCAAAGCTTCTGCGGATTACGAAGCCGACGAAGGTGCACTCTCCGAAGCGCAACTTGACCAAATCAAACAGTCGGCGCAATCACTCATCAATCACGATCGCTGACATCAGCCCCGCCTCGACCGCCGGGAAGAGATCAATCGCCGTGGCTTTGTCCAGACCTGTGCTTTCGCAGGCCAGCATCCAGGCGTTGAGATCCAGCCCGACCACGCGGCCCTGGGCCATGCGCAACTGACTGGCACAGACTTCAATGGCACTGGCGGCTTGCCAGCCATCCAGGCTTTGGGGCGCATTCATGGTGTACGGGCACTCGGGGCACGGATTGGGGCAGGCTTGGCAGTAGCTCGGCCCGCCGCCGAAGTGCCATGCGGTGCGGGCCTTCAGACGTTTTTTTCAGCATCCAGGGCGTAGAGGCCGGCTAGGTACTCACGCTCGAAGGCATCGGCCAGCAGCCAGTGCTCCATCAAGGCAGCAATGCCCTCTGGGGTGACGGCGGCCGGTTTGCCCTTGTCATCGGCCACGCCCTCCCAAGCGAGCACCGCCAGCTTGGCCAGTTCTGTGATGAGCGTGGCGGTGCGTTCGCCCGCAGCGGCGGTGTCGGTACCGGCCACTTTGGAGGCGGCGTGGCGCGCTGCCATCACCAGAGCAGTCGTGGCAGGGCGGACCTGCAGGCGCACGCCTGCGGCCAGCGTGATCCAGTGCGGTTCACGTGCAATGTTGAGTTTGATCATGAGAGTGTCCTGGGAGTGAATCAATAAGTGGTCACGTCGTTGAGCAACTCGACGGTGAGCATCTTGTTGGCTGCGACGTTCTTGGCGGCTTGCCATTCAAAGGTGGCCTGGATGCCGCCCGGCCCAGAGATGGAGACCTTGGGCTTGGGCAGGTAGACCTCATGCGCAATGAAGGTCAGGCGCTTGGTCGCATCGATCGTGTAAGCGAAGGTCAATTCCAGCGGCGTGTTGTTGGTCGCCGCATCGATGAGCTGGGTATCGGCAAACCGCACCTCCAAGTTGCCAGTGAGGCTGGCCACGGTTGGGTCGGCGCCATCAATCTTTCCGTCCGATCGGATGGTCTCAATGCGCTCAAGGTTGTTCGAGTAGGTCAGTTGAGCCGAAACCACGTTGCCGAGCGCCGTGCCGCCCTTCTTGATGGATCCCTGGAACTGGTTGAACCGCAGGATGTCGCGCGTCGTCGGGGTGGAGTCGATGGTGGCAGCCTGCTTGACCTCACCTTGGGCGATCAGGCCGACTGTGGCATTGGCCGCACCCGAGCGGGCAAAACCCACCTGCAGGCTGTTGACCATGACGCCAGAGGCCACAAACCATGCCGGAATATCGGGCAGACCCGTCTCCAGACTGAGGCTGGGCAGACTGGACTTGCCAGAAATGAAGGTGTGGGTCAGCGTACCGGTGCCTGTGGTGGTGGCACTGCCCAGAAGGGCTTTGAGCCACATGCCGATGTTGCGCACATCCACAGGCACGACCATGTCGCCTTCGACCTTGATCACATCTCGAATCGGCGCATTAGGCTCACGACCCAGGCCGATCAGGTCGTTGGCAATCAGCCCCTGTTCGGAGCCGAGTGTTGTCGATACAAAAGGCAGCTTCCAGTAGTCGCCCACTGGGTTGCTGCCATAGGTGGTTTCGAACGCGGCCAAGAGGCTGGCGTTCGCGCCATAGGCACGGGCCATAGGTTTTCTCCTTCGGAGTTGGGATTCAGTTCAGGGGTCCCGCACTGCTGTAGTGCAGGACCACGGGCAGCAGGCAGGCCTTGATGCCACCTGTGCCGTCGGGTGCCAGTTCGTCGAATTTGGGAGGGCCGATTTCGGCGTACTCGATGACGCCACCAAGCGTCCGGTCGGCTTCGATCAGGGTGGCCAGTTCAACCAGCAAGTCGTCCATACGGGCATCACGCGCGCTGGCATCTGGGTCGGCGACAAACAGTTCGATGGCCACCTGGTGCTGCCAGTGGTAAGTCAGTGGCGAGAGCGATACCTCGGGCTCGCCCATCTCGCCGTCGCGCAGAATCGTCATGGCGTGGTCCGCGATACGCTCGGGCAAGGCGGCGTTGCGTTTGACTACCGTGCCCAGTGACAACTGGCCGAGCACGGCGAACAAAGCACCGATGGCGTTCTCTCTTTGGCTCATGTGGCTGCCCCTTTGCGGTCGGCTTCATCGAAACGGTTGGCAATGCGCTGGGCCAGCGTGCTGACCCACCGGCGCGCGCTGCGGTCGATGTCGAATTTCTTCTTCAGGGTCACTTGCGGAACCAGCAGGAACATCGGGACCGTGACCAGTCCTCGGCCGGTGGTCTGGGCCTTTTGTGAGGCGGCGGAGAAACCACCGCGTTGGCCTTGGCGGGCGCGCTGGTTTTCTGCGACGAGAAGGGAGGGTTGGCCCCGACGGTAGATGAAACGCAGGCGCTGGCCACGCAGCTTTTCCCAAAGACCGGGGGTCATGCGTTTGCCGCGTGGACCTTTGCCGGCAGCGGGCAAGGGAATGGCCAGCCAGAATCCATCCTTGGAACGGATGGTGGCCCCCTGGTCATGCGCACCGACGATGACGGGCGCCCGGCTGTACACCAGACCGGCGGCCTTGATGCTCAGTTTGCCTTTTGGGTAAACCTCGCCGCGCCAGGTGTTGGCCAAGCGCTGGCCCAGGCCAGCACCGGTGATTTGGCTGCGCAACTCGGTCTTGAGGCCATCGGTGGCTTCACGGATGGAATGCGTGACCGCCTGCTCGGCTATGCGCACTTCGTCGGCGAGCATTTGGTCCAAGTCGCCAGACAGGGCAGCTTGCAATCTCATACCGGCGCTCCTGTGAGCGTCCAGATCAAGCGGTCCCGATCAGCCAGGGGGTCACCCACCACCTGATAGGTCTGGCCGGCAACGGTGAAACGATCGCCCTCGCGGGGAGATGCCACGTCACGAGCCATCACATCGAAGCGGTGGGCGGCCACCACCAGCCGGGTGTCGCCGAAGGACTCGACGACATCGGCCTGTTTGGCGATGAACCGCGTGGCGATCTCACGACCATCGGCCAGCCGGTAGGTGCCGGGCACCCCCAGCCGGGCGAACAGGCGCAAGACCGCCCGCTCAAATGCAACTTGCATCGGATCAGGCGGTCAGCTTGATCAGCACGCCCGGGCGGTGACACATGGGCAGCGGGTTGCTCTGGGTGTGCAGGTCGGTGCCACGGTCGAACTGGCGAGGAGCCTGCTTGGCGTACAGCGACTGGCCCAGCGTGTTGACCGTCTCGTTGAAGTCGGCCGGGGCAAAGTAGGTGCCAAAGGTGTCGACCGTGCCAAGCGGGAAGGCATGGGCCTCGCCTGCGGCAATGAAGCGACGGGTACCGAGATCCCCATTGGCTTGCAGGTAGGCGGCCTGGCCCCGATATTCCTCAAAGGTGACCCCGGCATAGGTGAAGCCCGAGCGCACGTCGTTGATCAGAACCGTACCTTGCTGCCAGTTGGTGTAGGCGGTCTTGACCTCCTTGTGGGTGGTCAGTGCCCGGAAGAATTCCGGCGAGCACAGCACATGCACGCCGGTCATGAATTCACCCTGCAGGGCGTCTTCGATCTTGGTCAGCAAGTCGTAGCAGTGGCCCTTCACCTCGCTGTTGGCATTGGCCAGATCGAAGTTGACCGATTGCGGGGTGATCTGGAATTCGGTGAAGAGGTTGCTGATCACGCTGCCATCGGCATCCAGGATTTCACCCTTCAATGCACCCATACGCAGATGCTCGAGCGTGATGGCGTGCTTGTTGCGCATGGTCTCCAGGTGACGAGCGAGCACGCCGGAGATGGCCTCCATCTCGGTCTCGGAGCCGAAGGCACGGATGCCCTGGACCTCTTCGGGCAGGACCACATCGTCGTGCGGGATGTGCGGAATGACGAAGGAGCGCAGTTTGCGTTTGCCACGTTCACCGACCGTGCCGGGCGAGCCAGGCGGCTTGGTGAGCAGCAGGTTGAGCTTACCGGCGTACTCCTCGACGATGATCTGGCGGGTGCGCACCGGCTTGGCCGGGAACAGGTTCAAAGCCTCCAGGCGGCCATAGCGGTTGGGGATGAGGTTGATGGCGGCGGTGAGGCTGGCCATCGAGAATCCAGGGTTCAGAAACGGGTTGTTCATTCGAGGCTCCAGAAATGACGAAACCCGCGCAAGCCAGACGGCCAGGCGGGTTCGGGGATGAAAGACGGGCAGGTTTAGGACGTAGGTCAGGCGGATTCACGCACCAGCACACCGCGCTCGGCCAGCTGCTGCTCGTAGGCCATGCGCTGGGCGCCAGTGAGGGAAATCGGCCAGACCAGCGCGGTCTTGGCCACGATGGCGTGGCGGGCGATCAGGATGGCGTCGCTGCGGTCGGCATTGGTGGCATCGATCGCGTTGGCCAGCACCCCGATGGCGTCCTCAGTGCCGTCGGTGGCGGCGGGGTCGATGGCGTAGTGCTTGCCATCGCTGGCATTGCGGCCGAGTACCGTGCCCAAGGGCAGGTTCTGGCCAGCGGCGATGGTGGCGACGTCCCGCGAATAGCGGTTGGGGGCTTCGTACTTCAACAGGTCGCCGAGGTTGTTTTGTTCGGTGATGGGGGTCATGGTTCAGTCCTTTCTGGGTCGGTGCGTCAGGCCTGGGCCGTGAGTTTTTTGACGGCGGCCACTATGGGTGAGGCTTCTGGGCGGTCGATGTTTTGCGTGCCAGCATCCACGGTGATGGTCGAGCGGATGTCATCGGCCTCAGACCGTGCCGCACGGGCGTCAATCAGGACGCGCCGGACGTCAGCTTCGGTCTTGCCGGCGGCGATGAACTCGGCCGCGCGGTCGGGGCAGCCGGCCAGCAGACAAACCTCGGCGATGGCCTGGGCAGCCTGGGTCACCTCGCGGCGGGCTTCAGCCACCAGCACGGCAGCTTCGTCGGTGCTGATGGTGTCGTTAGGCTCGATCACTTTCTCTTCTTCATTCATGGTCATTTCCTTCTTCAAGGGTGCCGCCTCAGCACGGATGACGCCCCG